GGTGGTGTTGGTTCAATTTTAGTATCTTTATCTCTAGTATCCTTTAATGTTTTACCTGAATATGGTAATTTCATATTATGAGTAATATATCTATTATGGTTACCAACTTCAGGTCTAAAGTCATGAATTGGAGTAAAGTTCATATTAACATCAATCATAAAAGGTAATTCATCTAATCCTTTACCTTGATCAAGAATTAATTCCCAAGAAGAATCCTGTGGTATTTTATAATTTAATGAAGTTATAATTCCATATTGTTCATAAACATATTCACCTAATGTAAGTAAAGCAATATTTCCTGCCATATATCCATTAGCTGAATAGGCTGGGGCTAAGGATGAGGCTAGGTAATTAAGTTTTGAATATATAGAAGGCATTTCAGCTTGAGACATAACAACAACTTTAAAACTTAAACTCATTTTACGATCAAATCCTTGATATTTATATAGTTTTTCAGCTCTACCCATATATTTTTGTCCACTCCACTCAGCAGTATAATCATCACTAACATCTTCTATAAGTGCTCTAAAATTCATATATGTTGAATTTTGAGGAATAAAAGGATCTAATACTCCTATTCTAAAATGTGCAAAATCATTTGCATTTCTTGAAAATTGATAATCACCTTTTCCTGTTTTACCAGTATAAGGTGCTTTTGCATTAATTTTATCTAAAGCTATAGTTCTACTTCCTTTAGTTGATCCAGGATCACCTGTATGTACCCTTTTTTCTAAAACAATATCCGGAAATCTTTCATCTGTTGTATTAGCTGTGTATACAATTTTACGTTTAGTTAAAATTTCATTTAAAGTTGGAGTTAAATTATTAATATAATCACTTCGTGGTACTAAAGTAGGTTTATTACCCTCTCCTCTTTTATATACACTTCTATTTTCATCTCCAAAATAAAAATTTGTTGTACCTCTTGTTAAACCTTTTCTTGAATTTCCTAGACCTGAGGATAAAATTTGAAGTGGTCCATCAATATTATCAGGGTTAAATTGAGCAGCCTTTAAATCAGTTATTTCTTTTTTAAGATTTTTTATAGTAACATCTATTCTAGCTGTAGCTGCTGCTTTTTCTAATTCAGTGTATTCTTCAGATTCTGTTACTTGAATATTAGAAAGTTGAGAAGAAAATTTAAGAGAAGATTTATTTAGAGTAGATTGATAATTTTGAGAAGGAGTAAAACTTTTTAATTTTATCTTTTTTCCTATAAAAGGATTTTTTTTCGTGTTTTCTAAATTTTGTATTCTTGTTTCTAATGCTTTAATCTTTTCTTTTTTAACTTTTTCATAATCAATTTTAAAACCTTCTATTGTATCTTCAATTAAAGGTTGAATTGCTTGATTATATGCATTAGATGCTTTTATCGGGTATACATTTTTTTCAGGTGAATGATGTTTTCCTGGAGTTTTAATGGAATAGTCTATAGACATTTTTTCCATATTTTTAACTCTATTAAATAAAGATTGGTAATCATTTAAACCTACAGCAATTCCAAGATTATCATCTGATTTAAAATTAATTTCTCCTGATTTTGATCCATATAAACTAATAGGGACAAATTTATCAAAATCTAAATATTCTTGAATGAATGGGACTCCATCAACATAATTTGTATATGTTTTTATTCGAGAATTACCACCTTGAAGATATTCATTTTGAGTTTCTATATTTGTAAACATAGAATTTTTTGTACCTGTTCTTACAGGGGTAATCCCATCAGGCATAGTAGCATATTTAATATTAGTTTCTCCTATACCTAAAATTGAACCTGCTCCTCCTTTATATGAATATAAAATAGATGGAGATGGAGTATCTAAAATATTAATTTGTTTATTACCCCAAAAACTTAAAAGTCTATTGGAAAAATTATCAAATTTACCATTAATAGTTGATATATCTTCAGGAAATTTATTATTTTCTTTTAAATTTAATTTGTAAGCTACTTCACTATATTTTGTAATAGAAAGATTTTCTGTGAGTTCTGTTGGGTCAATACCTTGTTTATTTAAGTGACCACCTGCAAAACTACTTGCTGCTTGTAAAATTGTAGAAGTAGGAAGATATATTCCTTCATTAATAGCTCCTTTTGCATATGCAGCATTTGGAGAATAAACAGAGTTTGGATCTTCTTGACCTACTTCTGTTTTAGTTCCTATTCTTGATAATAAGTTTTGTTTTGCTGTAAAAATTAACCCACTTGGGTTTTTAAAGTCAAAAAAGTATTTTGATAATCTTGCGGTATCATCAAGTGCTCTTAAAGGAGCTCTAAGTCCACCTCTAAGTAACCCATCACCATCTAAAAGAGATAAAGGTTGATTTGAAATAGGTTTTTTAATATATGGTTGATTACTATCACCTCCTCCAGGTCTATCTCTACCAAACTTAAGTGATTTAAGTGAAGTGTCTCCATTGTTTAATTTTATTAAAAGACCCATTTATATGTATGTTTTTTTACTATTCAGGTGGAGTGTCCAAATACTTTGGAGGAGTAACACCATCTAAATCTAATTCTGAAGGGGTTGGGAGGCCAGGCATTGTAGGATTCCCATTAATTGAATAAGTTTTATGTAGTGTTGATTCTGCTTGGTCAGGAGCAGATGGAGGTGTTTCTCCATTAAATCCACTTAATTCAGATCCTTCAGATTGTAGTTTATTTAAAATTCCCATGGTTATTATTTTGTTATAAATATAGTAAATTAAAAAAATTATTGGATTGCAATTCCAGAAACTTGATTGAATGTAAATGCACCTTCTAAATTTTTATTTAATTGTGAAATTCCTGCTACAACATCTCCATTTCCTGTTGGTTTTGGTTCTTTAGGTTGAGTAGTAGAATTTGCTACTTGAATTTTTCCTTTAGGAGCAGACATCATATCATCAGCAAATAAATTAGTTCCTGCTATAACAGTATCTTTATTGTTTAGTTGAATTGCTCCTTCAGGTCCAAGTAAAGTACGATCACCATATCCTCCTTTTCCTTTTCCAGGAGAAACCATATCGTCTGCTTTTAGGTATTTATATGCCATAGAAGCAATTCCTGCAGCTGCTGTTAAACCTAAAGCTACACCTACAACAGGAATAGTTGATAATGAAGATATAGCACCAAAAATTGCACGTCCTACAACTTTTGTTAAACCCTTACTTTCTAATAATGCTCTTTTTCCTGCAAATCCTTCTCTTGCTGCTTCAATACCTAAAGTTACTCCTTGTATTGTTTTTGTAGCTAAAGCATACCCTTTAATAGCTAAATAAATACTAGCTATAGTACCTACTACTCCTTGCATTACAGTTAACTCCTCATTAGCACCTGTAAAATATCCAATTAAGGATTTTACACTATTCATTACATACTCAATTACACTACTTACTACTTTAATACCCTCTATAAATGGTAATAAAGCTATATTTAGTAAAGGTAAAACATTTGAAGCTAAATCAGCAAATGGTGAAACTATTTCTAAAATTGGTCCAGCTATAGATACAAATATTTCTTGTAATTTTTCTACTGCTTGATTAAATCTTTCTTGGATATCTTGTTGTTTAACCATTGAATCAAGTTGTCCATCTTTTAACATTTGAGCAGCTTTTTCAGCACCATGTTTTTGCTTAGCGGCTTCATAAGCTTCTTTTTCTTTATCACTTAATTCTCCACCTATAGCTGCTAAAGCTTCTTGTTCTATAAGAACTCCGGCTAGTTGATCTCTAGACATACCTACAGATTTAGCAAAAGCTTCTTGGGCTATACGATTCATATTAGTAAAATCTTTAGCCGATCCTATTTGAGAAGAAATTTCTTTTGCCATTCCCGCCAAATCATTATCTAAAGCTAATTGTCGAGCTTTTTCAAGATTAAGATCTTTACCTGTAAGTAATTCAGCTTCTAATTCAGCAGCTATAGAAGATTCAAAATTTAATAGTGAATCAGCTATTCCTTCAAGTTGGCTAAATTCCATCCCAAGAGCTTTAACTGTAACCATTTGTTTAGCTAATCCCTCTACTCCTCCTTCTATAGATAATTTTGCGGCATTTGAAATTTTTGCCATGTCAGCCATTAGCTGTTTAGTATTAACTGCTACACCTAATCTATAAGATTCTATTTTTGCTGTAGCTTGAAATGTTTCGAATGTATCTTTAAATTCTTTACCTGTGGCTGCTCCTATTTTAAATAAAGCTGTTTGGGTTTTAAAAGAAACTCCTGCTTGTTTATTTAACTTAGTCATAGTAACTAAAGTTTCTTCAGAAATCATACCACTAGTACCCATTTCTTGATTGACAGCCATTAGGGCTTCTTGTAAACCTTTAGTATTTACTGCAGCATCTAAGGAAAGAGTAGATATAAAGTCTAATTCTTGTCGAACATCATTAGCTTCTTCATAAGACATATTAAGGCCCTTAGCTAAATCTCCTGTGCCTTTATCTACACTTCTTAAAGCATTTACAAGTGATGTAATTGCACCAAGGAGTAAATTTGCAGGATTAAGAACTCCCGTTTTAATTTGGGATCCTATATTTTTAAATCCTGCTCCTAAAGCACCTACAGCTGTTCCACCATCTATTAGGTGTTCCTCCATTGCACCTACTGCTTTATTAGCATCAAAGATATCACCTAAAATAGGTATTTTAGAAATACCTTTTAATATAGCACCAGTTATCCCTAATTTCTTTTGTAAATCTTCAGCTCTTTTTAAATCTCTTTCTCTTGCTTTATTTTGGTTTTCTAATTCTTGACTATTTAATTGGGAAAATACTAGTTGTTTTGCTAAAGGACCCAATAAATTCATTGTGTTTTCAGCTGCTGCTGCTGCTTGAGCTGCTTGGTGTTTCTTTAAATTTAATGTTTTTTCATCAATTGCTTTACCTTCAGCAGCTTTAGCTAATTCTCTATCTACTTCTTTAGAGTGTTTTTGAGCTAATTCAAATTTTTCCTTTGCTATTTTTGCTAATTTGTTTTGTGGACCAGTTATAGATTTAGATAATGAAAGCTCAGTTATTTTAGATTTTTCTAAAATTTTAGAATTTTTAGTAATCTGTTTTTGAATTGAATCAATTTCATAACTACCTTTTACTTGATCTAAAATCGCTTGATTGATATTTTTATTAACTTTTAAAAGATTAGAATCAGCTGTGGATCTTCTAATGTTAATACCTAAAGTTTCTTTTAAAGAATCTACCATTGAAGATGATAGATCATAACTTTCTTGCTGTTTTTCTATTTGTTCTTGTAAGAGTTTATTTAGTTCTTTTTGAAGTTTAATAACCTCTTCATTAGATAATCGAGTATTCTTAAGAGATTTATTAATTTCTTCTATCTTTTTCTTACTATCAGACATTTATAGATATTTTATTATAAATATTTAAAGATATAATTTTTATTTGTAAGTTGAGGGTCGTTTGTTTTGTGCGCCTTTTAAAAATTCAGGTGCGTTTACTTTACCATCTGCACCAATAACGGTTGTTTGGTTTGATTTTGAAGAGTTTTCATATGCTTTTTTCTCTTCATCGTAGAATTTTTGAATTTCATTGAATGTAAAGCGACGAAGCCATATAGGCATGGTATACACTGTTTCCCAGTCGTACCCACCTTTACCGTGAAATACTATTTGATGTATTTGTTGAAATATCGCAGCTCTAGTTTCAGCTACTGTATCAGACGTCAGGCCAAAAAAAGTTAACCCCAACTGGGATACTGACTCTATCTTCAGTGCCATCGGGAAAAAAAGTTAGATCAACATCGGGCTGAATCTCTTTAATATATTCTCTTAATGCTCTTGAATCTTTAGCTAAAAGATAGTTATCAATAAAATCTCGAATATCTTTTATTTCTGTCTTCCCCTCCACAGAAGTAATCATATACTTTAAACGAGTTGTTAATTCAGGGGAAGCATCCTTATTTATCTTTTTTAAACTATCTAATTCACGTTGAATATCTTTTTCGTCTTTATGAGTTAAAAATTTAAATGTAATGTGGTTTTTAGAATGTGGAAGAGTAAATTCAAATTTATTGTTACCTTCTTTAAATAAAGACTTATCTATTTCTTTATTTTCTATTAATGATAAATCAACTATTTGATCTTCACCACCATATGAAAATTTATATTCTGAACCATATCCTAAAATACGAGCAGCAACCATTATTGCATTTTTATCTCCTACTAATAATGAACTATAGTCAATTTTAGATACAATTAAAGATTGCATTAGTTTATCTAATACAGTTCCTTTTGAAATATAAGATTGATTAGTTAGGATATCTTCTTCTCTTGCGGTCATATATTTCATTTCTATTTTACCGCTTTTTAATCCTGATTCTTCAGAATATAATAATCCTTTTGAAGGTAACTCTACTACTTCAGTAGGTAATTTAAATTCACTCATAATTTTTATTTAAAATAACTTTATTGTTTGATATACATATATTAAATTTGTGAAATATTATCTTCTCCTACAAAGAAAGCTTTAACTGCTGGTACTTTTTTAATTTCTTCAGCAATTTCCATCATTTTTGATCTATTAAATCCACCTTTTGTAATAAAAGGATAACCATCTACTTTTACACTTAATACAGCTTTAAACTTATTTAAATTTTGATCAGAATATGCAAGAGGTTCTGTAGATGAAATAACTGTAATCCCAGGAATTGCTCTAATATCAGAATATATTTCTTTTTGAGGACGTTCTTTAATGTCAGTAATTAAAGTACCTACCATTTTAAATTTATCTTGGTAATCTTCGTTTATAGCTTTTTTTAGCTCTTCTTTTACTAACGCACGTAAACTATTATATTTCATTTGTGTATATATGTTATAAATATAGTAAGACCTAATTAGATAACCAAGGAAAAATAAAAGCTCCACGTATAAGTAGAGCTTTTAAATATATTTTAAAATTAATTTTAGTAATTTAGTATACAGTAATCTGGTTGTACTTCAAGAGATATGTTTACAGCTGTTCCGTCATCATCCCAACTGTAATCTCCAAAGTTAGCACTTGTAATAATAGCTCCTTTAATAATCCACTCATTTACAACATCACCAACTGGTCCTAAACCATTGAATGTAATATCTTTCTTATAGAAATCAGAATAACCATCTCTACCTGTTACTGATTCATGGTGTAATCTTACCCATTCCATTACTGTTTGTGAACCTGCAGGTGTAATTGCTTCATACATTGTAAAAGTAATTGTACCCCAAATTGTTTTACCTTTTACATAACGTTGAACGTTAATATGGTTAAGTGCTACTGCTGTTTGACTTAAATTAACAGCTGACATTCCTTTTACTAAAAACGAAGGCATTCCGTCCATGTATAGGATAAACCTGTTAGTCATTCTGGGTTCGAATGCTGTATAAAAAATTTCGTTAGGATTTAAAATTGCCATTTTATGTTTATTTTATTTTTTGTTCTATTATAAATATCTAAATTTTTTACTTTTATGATGGAAATTCCGCTCCAGTTGGTAGTAATATAAAATCTACTGAGATAAATTCTGCTGTTCTAGTTGGTTGTATGTAAACTTGTCCAATTAATTGATTTCTATCTATTACATCAGGGCTATTATTTGAATCATCCATTACAACTTTAAAGGCATATAAACCTTGTTTTTGTTGTACCGTTTCTAAAAATGGAGTTACTCTAGCTAAAAAGCTATTTCTTGTTGTTGCTGTGTTTTGTTCAAATACTATAGTGTCTGCAATTTGGCGAATATAATTTTTAAGATTGATTAATAATCGTCTTACATTTACTCTATCTAATGCAGAAGCTTCTTTTTGTAGTGTTTTTTGTCCAAATACTACAACTCCTTCTCTAGGTAATGTTGCTAACGGGTTAACATTTGCTTCATATAAAGTATCTCTATTTCCTTGAGTTAATTTAAATTTAGTACGTAATACATTTGATAAACCACCTCTATTAATACCTGCTGGTGCAAACCATGGGGCAGCTTTTTTATCATTATTTGCATATACCCCTGGAATTAAAGTTGAAGCAGGAATCCATACATATTTTCCTGTTCCTGGATCTATAATACTTACCCATGGGAAGTATGTTGCTGCATATGAAGTATCTTTACTTGATGCTTGTGCAACAGCTGCTGTAACTCCCGAGTCATAGTTAGTTAAATCAAATACTAAAATAGCATCTCCTCTATCTTGAATATTTGTAATAAGAGTAGAAATTGTAGAAGAATATGATTCATTTGTTAATCCCGGTACTGATAATACATTAAATTTATATGTTTCCATATTTTTAAGTAATGTTATAGCATCTGTGTAACTTTCAGCTACTAAACCTTGTGTATCTGTTCCGTTAATTTTATCGTAATAATTTTCACCACCTTTAATTGTACCTGTAGCTGTTCCAAATGTACCTGTTCCAATTTCAGGGATTGAACCTGTAAATTCAATTTTAGCTACACCATTATTATCAAAATAAGAAGGTGTTTGAGCATTTATTGATTTAATTCTTACATATCGTGAGGCATTAGGATAATTTCCCGTTATTTCAAGTTGTTCATTAGTAGAATTATAAGTTAGTTTTTGATCACCTACTACTTTAAGAAGATATCTTTCAGAATAAGGATCAAGACTAACATTATTATATGTTTCAAGAACCTGCTTTTTATTAGTTCTATCATCTCCTTGTCTAATTAAAAGAGTAAATGTACCCGAAGAGGTATTAGATGTAGCAATTTCCCATCTTACATTATCTTTTGATCCTGAAGGTAAATCCCCCGCAGCACCTTCTGTAGAAGTACTATTCATAATAGCACCTTCCGAAATTGTTTCTAGAACAAAAACATCAGTTACAGCTTCACCTCCAATAATAGAAGAAGTAGCAGAAGTATAATCTGCTGAGGAACTTACTACACGTGTAACAAGTAAAGACTCTCCTCCATTTTGAAAGAAACTATATGCTGAAATTGAGGTAAGGTAAGAATAAGTATCACTACCACTTGTAAAAGTATCTCCAAATCTATTTACATAATCAGAGTATGAAGTAACTAATGTAGGTACTTCTATGGGACCTTTAACTGAAGGGCCTATAATTGCTGCTCCTGCTTGAACAGGTTGCCCTACTAAAAATGTATTATCGATTTCATTTAATGCTACTCCAGGAGAGATTGTAAAATTAGCCATTTGTTATTTTTTATTATAAATATTAATCTTTTTTTTAAAATATTATCATTAAGCAGGGAATGTTGCTCCTGTTGGTAGTACATTAAAGTCTAATACTATAAACTCTACTGTTCTTGTTGGTTTTAAATAAATTTGACCTACTAATTTATTATTATCAACAACATCAGGTGGATTATTAGATTCATCCATAATTACTCTAAAATCAGTTAATCCTTGTCTATTTTGAACATCAGTTAAATATGGGTTAACTTGTGATAAAAAAGTATTTCTGGTATTAACATCATTTTGTTCAAATACTAATGTATCAGCTACCTGAGAGATAAAATCTTTTAATTCAATTAGTAAACGTCTTACATTTACACGATCTAAAGCACTTTTTCTTTTTTGTAATGTTTTTTGTCCAAATACTACAATTCCAGTATTAGGAAAAGTTGCTATAGAATTTATTTTATTATCATATAGTGTGTCTCTATTACCTTGAGTTAAAACACGTTCTGTAGTTACTACAGTAGGCAATAAACCCCTTGTTTGTCCTGCAGGTGCAAACCATGGTTCTGCTATTCGGTCATTAAAAGCATAAACACTAGGTATCATAGTAGATGCAGGAACCCAAACTTGTGTACCTAAATTAGGATCAATAGTTTTAGTCCAAGGCCAATATGCAGCAGCATATGAAGTATTATAATTAGCAGCATTAGTAGTAACAGGTAAAATATTTGAACCATATCCAGCAATATCTATTACAATAATTGCATCTCCTCTATTTTCTATATTAGTTATTAAACTCGAAACTACAGTAGCATGAGCAGGAAAATTTGTACTATCAGCTATTAGTCCAGGAACAGTTATTATATTATACCTAAAAGCATCTCTATTAGCTAATAATGAAATAGAATCATTATAGTCTGAAGCTTGTAAGCCTTGGATATTAGTATTAGTAATTTTTTCATAATATTTACCTTCATCTGAAGAAATATTACTACCTATAGCTGATCCAAAAGCACCACTTGAAGTAGTTGGTAAGGATCCTGTAAATTGAGGTTTTGGGTCGCCATTATTATCAAAATATTTTGGAGTAGTTGTTTTTACTTCTTTTACTCTAACATATCTGGATTGGTTGGGAAAATCTCCTTCTACATCTATAAAAAATTCGCCACTATCACTTGAAACTACTTGTTTTTGATTTCCTATTACTTTTTCAACATAATTGGAAGAATAAGGGTCTAATGAAAGATTACTAAAAGTTTCTATTCTAGATGGAGATAATGTTGTATCATCACCTTTTCTAATTACTAATTCAAATGTACCTTCAGTTGTATTTTGATTTGTAATTTGCCATCTAATATTATCTTCTGTTCCATTTACTAAAGATCCATCAGCATTTAAAGTTCCATCACTATTCATAATTTCACCTTCAGTAAGTGTTTCTAACACTAACATTTCGGTATTAGTTCCACCACTAAAACTATAATTAATGCTACCCGAAGTAAAATAAGAATTATTTCCTATGATACCGTTTTGACCTATATTAGTTAGTACTAAATTAGGGCTTGTGCCAGAAGAGGAAATATTTAATAAAGAAGCACTATAAGGAGCTAGCGAACTACTAAAATTAAATGCTTCTGAAGAGGAAAATGCATAATCTGCAAGTGTACTAGCATTAAATGAACTAGTATTTATAGTAATTTGTGTTGAAGTATTAGCAAAATCGGATCCTGTATAAAAGAATGTAATGCCATTTATACCATATGATTCTGAACCAGATATAGATTGAGCTAAAGATGCAGAAACAAAAGTTAAATTAACATTAGCTGTTGCTTGAGTATCTACTACTGATGTAGGTATACGTGATGAAGATGCAGGTGTAAATGATCCACTTACTACACGTGTAACTAACATAGAAGTACCTCCATTTTGGAAATAATTATATATAGAAATAGAAGTAAGATATGAATATGTTCTACTACCACTTTCAAAAGTAGAACCAAACTTATTTTGATAATCACTATATGTTGTACATATTGTAGGAATTCCTACAGGTCCTTTAACTGTAGGACCTATAATAGCTGCACCTGCTTGAATAGGGGTGGTTGTAATAAATGATTGATCATTTTCAATTGCTAATACCCCGGGTGATACAATAGTTTCTGCCATTTGTTAATAGGTTATTTTATTATAAATATATCATAATTTAATTTAAATTACCCCATTTTTTGAATTTCCCCCGATTCCGGGATGATGTTTATATCTCCATATTTATCAAACATGGATTTACTAAAATCTTTTTCACGTTGAGTTAAAGTTTGAAGAAAAATTTTACCTTTTTCTTTTCGTTCTTCAAGTTGAAGTTTTGTAATTTCAATTTCTCCTAATTCAACTATTAATGCTTGAGTTTGGGTTTGAATTTCTTTTAGGGTTTTTAATTCTTCTTCGGTTAAAAACTTTTTTTCTTCTTTATTTGTAACAATTGACATAATTTATTTTATTTATTTAAGGTTCTAATGATCCAGTATCAGTCCAAAATGAACTTGTTAATTGAGTTAAACAATCAGCATGTGATCCACTCCAAGTTAATGTTACACTACTATCTGTAATAAAGGTAGGTTCATTTGCTGTATACCATTTTAATATAAATTGAGATTCATCAATTGACTTTCTAACTGTGTTAGCTGATGTTTCCATTATTTGAGTAAAGTCTACACTTCCTATAGTTGAAGTATTTGCAAACGCATATATTCTATTTGAATAGTCCATTTTTTTATTATAAATATATTAACCTAAATCACCAATTAAATCCCATATATCTGGGTCTGAGGATATTTTTTTAAGTGTTGCTGCTGAAAATTGTCCTGCTAATTTAATTTTATTACTTTTAGAATTTAAAGTTACACCACTTCCTGTTAAAAATAACACATATCCAGCAGATGAGGTTTGAAAAATTTCGTACTCATTTCCTGGGGTGCAAGTTATTAATGATCCAGATTGTATAGAACAAGTTACGTTTCCACCTGCTCTAAAATAGAATCCTGAATTTAAATTACTTGCTGTGAAGTTAGTTGAAACAGAATTTGAAATTGGTCTTTGTAAATTAGTTAATGCAGCACCATCACCTGTAAATGTTGAAGCAATAAATCCTGCACTTGAACTAAAAGTACTTGATGCTGTTACAGCACCTTTTAATTCAATTTGGGATAAACTAGACCTACCTATTTGAATAGGATAAGCATGGGTTTCAGCTATTTTAATTGCACCTGAACCAGCCCATTGAGCTATGGATTGACCACCAATTTGATAAGCTCTAACAACATCTAAATCAATGTTTGCTCCAAATATGTTTTTACCTATACCAGCAAATGTATTTGTGCCTGATTGGCTTATAAATCCATTTGCAATTAATAAATTAGAAGCAGATAAGTGAAAAGCCTGGTCTAGGGTTTGTATGCTACCACTAAAAGTTGATGTACCTGTTTGAGAAAATGGACCTATATTAGTAAATGTATTACTACCAGAAACAGTTAAACTACCTGTTATTGTTGTGCTGCCTAGTGAGCCTGTGTCTATTGTAGAACCTCCACCACCTGATCCAAATCCACTAGCTGCAGCAGATGATGATATAAATGTAGAAGATATAAATGATGATGTAGTAGCAAAACTTGATGACAATACTGTCATCGA